CTGGTCAACAACAACTAGCAGCACAACAAGGATTGGCTGGAAACTTACAACAACTTGGACAAAGTTCAGCAGCCGCAAGAGCAGGATTAGCTGGCGGTTTATTAGGTATAGGACAACAAAGAGGCGCTGGTGCATCTGGATTAGGTGCGCAGTTAGCACAATATGGCGGTCAAATGGCTGGTATTGGTTCAAACTTAGAAGGTTTAAATAGAGGTCAAAGATCTGAATTAATGGGATTAGGTGCTACTTCTAGAGGCATACAAGAAACAGGATTTGGGAGACAGTTTGCTCAACAGATGGGACAACAGATGAGGCCGTTACAAACTATGCAGGGTATAGGTTCTATGTTGCCTGGTTATAAAGCATCAAGTAGTCAGATTGATTCAACATACGGTATGGCTCCTGATCCAAGCGCACAAGGTCTTGGTGCTGCTTTCTCAGCGTATGCCGCACTACAACCACCAAGGGCAGGTTAATGAGTTATCTTCAAAGAAAAATGTTTGCGAATGGTGGTAGTACTATGGGTCCTGCAACACCTATTGGTGATTATCAAATAAGAGATCTAACAACTGGAGAAATTCTTATTGATCTCAAAGATAGGCCAGACTTTATTAACAGCCCTACATTTAATCCATACAAAATTCTTTATGATGATACTTTAGAAAAAGGCCCTGCTGTTTTATCTATTCTACAAAACTTTCAAAAAGAAGATGTTCCTTTTGGTATTGGCAAAGAAGATATAGGAACAAATATTGCAGATCTTGGTTTTGGTGCTGCTAGAATTGCAGAAGGTCCTATTAGAGGATTATCTAAAATAGCAGGTGAAATGACAGGAATAGGAGCATTAAAAGATTTTGGCGGTATGTCACTTGATCCGACATTAAGTAAGCCAGGAATAGTACCAGGAATAATACCAGGTGTAGATTTATTTAAATCATCTTATGAAAGTTTTGTTCCTACAGATGCAGATAGGGCAAGAGCGCAGATTAATATTTTAAAAGGTACAGATGCACTATCTGTAGGGGCTTCCAAACTAGCAGAAAAAATAAGACCATTTGCAGAAGAAACGGGTAAAGAGGTTGCAGATTTTCTTGATCTGGGCTATCCCTATGGTACTCCCGACTATAGTATACCTACAGATGCTACAGGTAAGCCCACCCAAAGAGTGCAAGATATGCAAGCAGATAGAGAGCTAGCAAAAGAAAGGGACCTTGCTTCAGCAAAAGATGCTGAGTTAGATTTGGAATTAAAAGAACTTACTGAAGGTATATTTGAATCTATCAAACCTGGGCAAGATCCAAGAAAACCAATATCTCCTCTTGATGCTGCTACTAAAAAAGAAATAGAAGATTATATTCCAGGAGATTATATTGCAGGACTTGACGAACCATTACCAAAAACAGAAGATCTTGTTACAGATAATGACGGAGATCCTATTAGCAGAAAACTAAACGAACCAGGGTTTTTTGGTTCTGATCGTTTCTTGAACTTTCTTAGGAATGTTGGTGGTGAATTAGTAGAAAGAGGACAAATGGGATCAGGGTTAGCTTCAGGAGCTGCGAAAGCAGCAGAAGAAAGAGCCGCTAGAGAGTTGCTAGCAGAACAAGAAGAGAGAAAGTACGCAAGAGAAATGGAAATTGCTATGGCGAAAGCAAGTGCTACATCAGGTTCAGATTTAATAATGAAACCAAAAGATATAAGAAATTTAAATACTGAGTTAAAAACAAATATATCAGATTTAGAAGGTGGTGTTGCAGCTACTGGATTTGTTGACTTAGCAATAGAAACTCTAGAAGAAGCAATAGAAAATGGAGAAAGTGTGGGCGGATTTTTCGGAGCTATGAATGGCTTAAAGGATAAACTTTTTGCTCTTGCAGGAGTAGACAGTTCTTACGAAGATCAATCAGCACAAACAAAAATTAATAAATTAGTAGAGGTTGTTAGACAAAAGAATTTACAAGCAATATTGGGCGAATCTGGAAGAACTATTTCTGATAAAGACAGGGCCATTATACTTGAAGTATTTGGTAATTTAGAACTTACAGAAAATGCGGAGATTACTCTTGGAAAATTAATAGCATCTAGACAATCTCTTGCTCAAAATAATATAAAACTTAAAGCTTTAATAGAAGACGATACTGCATTTATGTTCAGCCAAGGTGTGTTAGGTCAAGGTTTTGGCAAAAAATTATTACCAGATTATCAAAGAATTTTACAAATAGATCCATTAATTTCTCAATCTGCTCAAATTTTATCTCAATTTATGGGTGGTGCTAATATTGCTGGTATTCCAGAAATTAGTTTATAAAATGCAAAAGTTTAAAGTTAATATTTCAAAAGGTGTTTCGCAAATAGTTGAAGCAGAAAATCCAGAAGAAGCCAGACAAAAAGTAAAAGCACAAATTGCCAAAGGTGCAATATCTCCATTTTATGACAAATTATATTTTGATTATGAAACAGGTGTTAACTATAAAGGGCTAAGATCAAAACTAGGAAGAGCTGAGACTAGCCAAGAAAAAGACAAAGTATTACGAAATTTATTTGATTCAATTAAAGGTGTTACAACAGCAGAAGATCAAGAATCTGTTATGGAAAATAAAGTAGGTAATGAGGGTTTTACAAGAAACACCAAAGGACAACTAGCAATAACCCCAAAAGGATTAGAAGAATTAGGTTTAGACGTACAACAAAAAACATTAGCAGACGGTTCCGTAATTAATCTCAATACTATTATTGATGAGAAAGGAACAACAACAGGAGACTTTGCTGATTTCTCTGGTATTGCAGGACCTATTGTTGGTGCTTTAACATTTTTATCACCCCAATTAAGAGTTATAAATGGATTAAGAGCTTTGCTTGGTGGTAATAAAGTTTTAGCTAACATGTTTGCATCCGGCACAGGATCTGCCGTTGGTAAAGCTGCTGAAGAAGAAATATTTGATACACAGCAAGGATTTCAATTACAAGATAGAGATGATTTAAATAAACTATACGGAACTGAATTTGCCCTTGGTTCTATAGGACAAGGTATAGGAGAAGGCATAGGAGGGGCATACGGTTTGATTCTAGGAAGAAAAGCACCTCAAGGTGATGTAAGGCTTTTAGCTCAAGGTAACAAAGGTAGAGTAGTTACTGACGTAATGGCCTTAGATAGAAGGCTAGGAAGAGATGCAACTGAAAAAGAAATAAAAGCAGCTATTAAAAAAGGTGAAGTAAACATGCTTGATTACAAGTTTATTCCTTCACAACAAACTCTTAAAAAACAATTGCCCGGTAGATCGCAACAAATAGCAGAACAAGTTTTAGGTCCAGCTAGAGCAAAAGAAGCAAATGCATACTTATTTGGTAACTTAAATCAATTACTTAAGGCAATTGATATTCATGATATTGCATCTAGTAAATATATAAGTGAGGCAACTAAAGGTAGTCTTGATGAACAAATACAAGCTGCTAGAAATACTCTTAATTCTGAAGAACAAACTGTTACTAAAGTATTAAATAAATTGTTAAAAGATGTGCAAGAAGACGCTTTTAATGTTGGAGACATGACTAAGCTACAAGGTTTAGAAGAAGTTGGTAAAGATATTATTCAAACTTTACAAGCAGCAAGAGGTCAAGTTATAGGAACTCTTGGTAAAAAATATGATGCTGTAGATACGTTATTTGAAAAATTAATGGTAATACCTGCTAACGCAAGCAAAGAAGAACAGCTTATTGCTGAAGCCATAAGAGACACAATTGGAAGAACACAAGCAAGGTTTTTGCAAGACGGTCAAAATATTCTTAAACAATATGTAGAGTCAAACCCAGCTTATAAAATAGCTGGAGCTAAAGATCCAGATATAAATGCTAACTTAGTAAATCAAGTAAACACAATATTAACTGATATGGAGGGAAAAGCACTAAAGGGGGAGCTTACTTTAAGACAAGTAAGAAACGCTCATGCTACTTTAAAAGATTATGCAGAAATGAGTATGGTTCCTACTCAGTTAAGAAGAACTTTAATTCAAGTATTAAACAAACTTGACGATAGAAGAACTGTAAACATTGATGACGCTGGAATGATGTTTGAAGGATCAAAAGGAGCCGATAGTATTTTTACAGCGTTAGAAACACAAGGTGAAGTAGAATTTGCAAGAAAACTTGCTGAAACTTTAAAAAAAGTTAGATCACAAAAAACTATACAAAACCCACAAGGTAGACCTTTGGGAGATGAATTCACTATTGAAGCATCTCAACAAAAAGTTATTAACGAGGCAATAAAAAGCCTAAGAGATGCTAATAGATTATCAGCACAATTATTAGAGCCATTTGATAGGTTGGCAGTTAAAAATGTAATAGAGCAAGGTGGTAAGGGAGCTACCAACGCAGATGAGGTATATTTAAAATTAGTAGAAAAGGGTAAAACAAAAGATTTATCAGATCTATTTAGAAATCTTAGATCTTTTGATGAATACAAAAGAGGTGTTGGTCAAGCCTCTAGCAAAGAACAAGAATTAAAATCCCAACTTAGAAAAAGATTATTTTCAAATGCTGCAAGGTCAGCTACTGATACATCCGGCCCAGAGGATGTAATTGATTTTACTGCTTTTGCAAGAACCATTAAAAAGTTTGAAGGTGAGAATCAAGGTAAGTTATTAGAACTATTTCAAGATGCCGGGGGAGGAAGAAGTACAGGTAAATTGGTATTAGATTCAATCAATCAATTAGCCAAACTTAAACCAAACTTAAAACCTGCTGAAATGAACAATCTTGTAAACAACTTCACAACAGCTAATAAAGGTTTGTCTGGTAGTAATCAAGGTGTTGCTTTTGTACAACAACTAAGTGAGTTAGCTAAAGCTTCAGAGAAAAAATTAATATTTGAATCCAATAAAGCTATTGTAGATCTTCCAAACAAAGGTGTTGAAGAAACCGTACAGGCAATCTTTAGACCAAGATCAGGATCTAATATACAAGTGCTAAGAGAAACTTTAAAAGATACACCTGAAGTTTTTAAAGAAGTACAACAAGCTAGTATGCAAAAACTACTATCTAAATCTATTGACTTTAATTACAACGGTAAAGGCAACATAACAGATATATTTAAACCAGGTCAGTTAAAATCTGCTCTTGATACTTATGGTGATGAAACTTTAGAAGCTATGTTTGGTAGAGAAGTTACTCAAGGATTAAAAGACTTTCAAAGATATATAGATCTATCAACAGTTGGTGAAATTGGAAGAGGTGGAGCTGCTGGTGGATTAGTAGCAGCCGGTATAGCGGCAGGTATAGTGTTTGCTCCGTTAGCAACTTTACCTACTCTAGCTGGTTTAGCCGTTATGAGACAGTTGTTTTCCTCTCCAGGATTCGTTGGATTAATGTTAAAAACAGACAAAGGTTCAATAAGCCAAGCTATTCAAATGGCTAGAAGAGCGGCAGGTTTAGCTGGTGTAAGATATATAAATGGTGAAGCAGAATTGATAGGATCTGAAGTAGAAAAAGTTACAGGAAAAGCCGTTGATGAAGCAGAAGAAGAAGGTGTTATTGATCAAATTAAAAAGTTAATTAAAACAACTACAGATGAAGCACAAGATACGGCAAGTCAAGTACAACAATCTTTAAGAACTACACAGGCACCAGCTCCTAGTATTCCTTTACCTGATGTATCGGGAACCCAAATGCCAACTACAAGTCCTTTATCACAAGACAGGTTGGCACTAGACGAACAGTTGTTTGGTAGACCTTCTAGGTTAGGTTAAAAACCTATTTCGTTACGGTCCATTCCTAAAGGCTTATCTGATAAGCACACCCAATCTTCTTGCGGTATGTGTATGTAAGGTTCGTTATCCTCATCATATGTAGGGTTGTCACTTACATTCATTCTTACGTCATATACATGTCCTTTTTTCCATTCGTGCATGTATAGACCGTCAGTCATAGCATAAACAATAATAAACGGTACTCCGGTTGCTAATGCAAACGAAGATCCTTTTCTAAATTTCTTTGTGGATATAATTAAAGTGTCGTACTTATCAAAAGCAAAGGTACGGCATTTAACCTCACACCAATAACTTTTTTCTATTGACTCTATCCAATAATCTAGTGAATAACTAACTGGTAACTTATGACAACTAACTCCCCAAAGACCCTCTAAATATCCAGCTACTCTCTCCTCTCTCTTTTGATCGTCTATTGATTCAAATGATGGTGTTTTCATGTTCACTCCTCAAAGAAGTTAGAGTCAACGGCAACCAATCTTTTAGTTGGCCTACCTTTACCTCCAACTTTGATTTCTATCTCCTGGATCTCTCCAGCATTCTTTAACCGTTCAATAATCTCTTTAACTTCATATGATTTCATACTTCTAAATAGTTCGTGTCTATCTACCTCTCTTTTAGATATACCCTCACCATTCCTAGATCTAATAAAAGACAAGACTTGTTTGATCTTAGATTCTGTTGCAGAACTAGCCACCTTATCTCTACAGGCTTCAATAAACATAAGATCATAGTATCTAATGTAATCTATAGCCCATTTGGTTACGTCTGCGGTTATCTTCTTTGAATCAGCACTAGAAGCCAAGGTACAAAGCAAAGCTAACCTCATAGCTTTTTCTTTAGATCTACTAAGTAGTGGTTCCAGATTATCTTTTTCTAATACGTCTTGTCGTTTAATTATCTCTCTTGCAAAGTCTTGTAATAACTCTTCTGATTGTCTATCAAACTCTAATACAGTCTGATTTATATCTAGCTCTGCATTATCTCTTGCAGCATCAGATAAATTTCCTTTAAGTCTGCGTACATAATTTACCCAGTTAACCACGTTTGTTGGCGGCTCTGTATATCTTTTTAGATCCCCAACACGTCTTGGTTCGTTAGATTCAACCACAACGAAGCGGTTTAAGAAGCCGTCTGCTATCCTTCCGCTATTTAAAGCGCCATAGAAGTTCTTAGGTACAGACAATCCAACTAATGTTATAGCTGGCTTATATGTAACCCTATTCATCATTTTCTCTTTGTATTCCTCCTGTACGGCCATTAAAGAGTAGTTATCTGGTCGTAGAGTCCCGTGGCACCTTCCCCAAGCCTCCATAAGCGTTTGTATGCCATCTTCTTTGTTTGTGTTGCCTGCGTTACTAATAGCCTCTAATCGTTTACCAAACTCGTCCATAATTGTTATTTGAGTAGGCCTGATCTTTAGAACAGAATGTACGGCTCCGCTAGATGTATATCCATCACCTACTACTAACTTTTCTTGATCAGATGCATTCAATACAGATTCAATAAATGTCTTTATGTTTTCCTTGCCTTGTCCTGATTTAGCAACACCCATAAAGTACATGCTGGAAAAGTTGTTCATGTTCGTTCTGTATAAACGTCCACAGGTCACACTAGCTAATGCCAAAGCACCTACCAAAGATAATTCTGGTTGTGGCACTTGTGCAATATCCTCGCAGAAATCAAACATGTTCTTTAATAAACCAGGAGGTGAGAAAAGATCGTCTGGTCGTTTAATGTTTTCAGTTGATTGTGTAAACAAAGGAGCTATCTGATTCTTACGGTCATGTGTCCTTTTTACGTTATCCACTACAGAATCAATCTCCTTCTGCGGTAATGGTGGATTATTATTTTTGTTCCAGTTCTGTAGGAATACCCTGACAAACTCTAGGTTTACACTTTTAGATATAAGGTATCCAGCTATCCTAGCGGCCCCATCATTCCTGGATCCTTCTAATACGCCGTCTAATGAGAAGGGTGCCGTTTGTTTACTGCTTTCAACTTTAGGTACACCTGTTATCTGTAAGTATTCTTTTTCGGTAAAGTCTGGTAGATCTGTATAGTCATAGATCTTCCAATCTGGAATCATTACAGGTTTATATACCTGACCATTAGCGTGACGGTTATATGGTGCAATAATAAGACCACCTACCCCTCTAATATCTATTAATCTTTCAATAGGAGTTGTGTTAGTTCGCCTTGTAGCAAACGTGGTGTAATTCTCTGGGTTGTTATAGTAGTAATGCATACCCTTGCCAGTAATTACTTTATACGGGCAAGCTGGTAGGTTCTTTTCTACCCAATCCATAGCTTCAGGAGAATCTGCGTCAACTACAACAAATTTGCCACAGACTAAAGCTACAACTAGATTATCCCTATCTTTAAACCAAGACTCTACAAGTTCCCTTTCAGGTCTTGTTTCCTTATATTGCTCCCAGCCTTTTAAAAATGGTGGTGGTTTTTTATTAGATCTTTGTAACGGTACTACATTATATCCATCATCATAATAAGCCAGAGCAATATCCAAGGACGAGTCATCCTCGGTAATATTGAGCTGGAACATGCTATTCCTGGTTTTCTAAAATATCAGATACTAGACCATATATTGATTCAAAGTCTAATCTTCCTTCTGTTGCCCTTATTATTTGTTTAGCTTGCGCTATAGATGGTTGTCTATATCCATATCTCCAAGACTTACAAGTTGCCTCTGAGCATTTAAAATCCTCTGCGGCTTTTTTGTATCCTAAAAATTTAATATAAACAGGTAAAGTATAGTGATCTATTTTTCTTTCTTTATGGTTAGGTTGTACGCCCATAGTGTCTAGCTCCTTCAATTTTTTTGTTGCAATTGTCTTGGTCCTGAAATAGTAATTTGCAAGCCAAGTTGTGTCTATTTGTTTTTTCATATACATCTCCTAAATAATATGATTTACATATTGTAGTTTCACAGGTTATAATTAGCAAGTTCATTTTTACACATATATAAGGAGGGTAGATTATGAGCTTAAAAGATAAGATAAAGACACCAGATAAAATGGTGGATCAACAAGGAGCAAAGCTTCTCATTTATGGTCAAGCGGGAGCCGGAAAAACATACGCTACACAGAGTATGCCTGGCAACGTATTAGTCATAAGTGCGGAGGCTGGATTGCTTTCTATTAAAGATGCACCTAATGTGTCAGCTATTGAGGTTAAGAACTATGATGATCTAAGAGAGGTGTATGCCGCTCTAGCATCTGGTGAACTATCCTTTGATAGCGTGTGTTTAGACTCAGTTTCAGAGATCTCAGAGATCTTACTGGTACATGAGAAAAGCAGAAATAAAGATGGAAGAATGGCTTACCAGAACGTAAGTGAAGCCGTTACAAGTCTTATGAGATCATTTAGGGATTTAGATATGCACGTATTATTTCTTTGCAAAGAAGGTAAAGATAATAATGATGGCGTGTTTTTCTTTGGTCCTAAAATGGCAAGTAAACCTCTAGGAGATGCAATCACGTATTTCTTTGACGAGGTTTTGGCCCTACGTATTATTGACGGTCAAGATGATGACGGTAATGCTGTAGCGGAAAGGTGGTTACAAACGAGGATTGGTCAAGGCTACACAGCCAAAGATCGTAGCGGTAAGCTAGAAGCCTTTGAGGAACCAAATCTAACTGCCCTAATTCAAAAGTTAGGGTTTTCTAATAAAATTGAAAATAAGGAGAGTGCGTAATGTCAGACTTTAATGATGTTGATTTTTTCGAGAACGCGGAGCAAATGGAATCGAGAGGTCCCGAAGTTGCCCCGACTGGTGAGTATGAGGCAAAGATAATTGCTGCTGAGAAGTATAAATCTAATAGCGGTAATTGGACCCAAAAAGTTACCTTTCAAATTGATGGTGGTACATACCGCGATCATAATGAATGGTATAACTTGTGGTCTGCTAATGAAGATTCCAAAAGAATAGCGAGTGAGATATTCAGTCGTCTTGCTATTACTGTTGGATTCAAGAAGCTTCCGGATCTTGCAAATGAATTCATAGGTAAACAACTTAGACTTGGTATCAGACAGTTTGAAGATAACTGGAAGAATGACCAAGGTGAAGATGTTACTTCTTTGAAGACTAAGATCATCAAGATGGAACCTTCAGAAATGAAACCTACACCAGTAGGCGATAAACCTCCATTCTAAATGTAGCAAAGAAAAAGGGGCTTTATGCCCCTTTTTTTTATCTTGGTTTTATTCACATATCTTTCAGACGGTCTATAGCCCAGTTAAGATACACAACGGCCTTCTCTAGATCCTGGATGTTAGATCCCTTGTGATCTTCCCTCCATATATATTTAACTGCGTTACCCTTACAGAAAGCTTTGAACTCTTCTGCCGTAAGCATAGATCTCATAGCCTCTATATACTCTATTTTACCCCTAGTATAGTGAGGTGGTTGGTTTACTAAATCTTCACTCATCTATCTTCTCCCCATCCTTTTAGATCTACGTTAACAATATTAGGTGAGTTGTATATGGTGGCTTCCTTACCGTTTAATACTGCGTTGTATTCACCCAGTAGATGCTCTAGCTTTAACCAGCCAGATGTCATGTCTTCATGTTTCATCTTGAAGATCTTACTTGCAAACGGTTTCTTCTTTTCTTGTGCTACAAAGATAAAGTCAACCACGTTGAACCCAGCCC